CTCCTATTGCGTTTATCGTTGTGCGCCTTACTCTGTGTTCTGAACAGGGATAAAACGTATCGAGATTATTTAATTTTATGAATTGTAAAACTTCATTCAAGTAAACGTTACCGGTTGCCATTGCGTCGTTAGCGGCGTTTAGCTTCTCTTTCAATTCAGGCCGAGATGATTCGTTAAGCTCCTTGTTGACAAAACCAAATGAAGTTAGGTTGTTATCAATGTTTCGGATTAAGCGAGCGTAAACAAAATATGCAATCGCTTTTTTCAAGCCGACAAAAACGTATTTCCGGCTATCAACCGTATAAACTCCACCGTCTAAAATAAGGATTTGGTCAGCCGTTAACGTAGTGCCCGTTTGGGCTTCAGACAAATCAATGTACATCTGTTCACCCAAAATCGGCTTTATGTCGATCTGTTCAGCTTCAGGGATATAGGTTTCGATAACCGTGTCCTTAAAGTTCGCTGTTATCGGCCTACACAATATCCTGATTTGTGCCGCTGTTGTTAGATTGTCCATAAGTTAACGGTATAATTGAGTAATTATTAGACGGATTTACCGGCCTTACAAAGTTCTTAAAGATACGGGTAAATACCCTTTCAATTTCCAAGCGTTCTGAAATTGTGATTGAGTTGTAATATTCGTAAGCGTCCTGCATTGCCTGAAGCGTGAATCCGGTTGATACATTTTCAGCCCGCAATATTGGAGGCTGTAAAAATACCTTACCAATTTTCACTTGCACCATTTCCGAACTTATTTTCATTTCATCAGAAAATTTCTCAGTTGTAAACGGTACAAATTTAGGTTCGTTTTCATCAAACGAGGCTTCAACATCAATTATTTTACAGGCGTTTTCATCGCCCTGAAATTGTTTGAAGTTCTGGCTGAAACTATCAACTATTTCCCGCCCGTGTTCATCTGTTTTAGCGCTTCCTGTTTCCGGTATTTTCCGTATCAGCATCCCAGCCGGCATGAAGTTCATTCTGGCATTCCGGTAAATTACGTTTGATATTCCGGCCTCGCTGGAAATGTCGGTAATTGCAGCGTCATATATAGGTTTTGGATAGACCAGTTCCCCATCCATCGAAAAGTAAAACACCTGACCTTTATACTTGTCAATACCACCGGCGGCAACAATTTGAGCCTGAATAACCTCTGGTATATCGTTAAATATGTCAACAAAATCAATTGTTTGTTTCGATACAACCGTTTTTCTTTTCAGCTTAATCCAGTCCCGGTGAATACCAATTTTTGAAACATATCCGTTATCATCTTCAATCGCTATTCTGCAATGCTCGAAAGGAATATGGGTTATGTCTGTTTTTTGTCCTAACAAATTGTAATTAACATGAAAGGCAAAACCGCCCCAATCTGCTAAATCCTTTGCGATTAAGTCAAGCGCCTTATCGCAGGTTAGTCCTTTGCTATTTATAATCGCTTTGTAGAACGTGGTATCCATAAAACCGCCGCCCTGAATGAACTTTTGGTAAGTTGATATACAACCTTTTGCGGTTACCGATGCACTGGTAACTGTTTTAATCCTTTGCGGGTAGTCATTACGAAGTCCGTAAGTTTGAATACCTAAAGTCAAACCGTCGATTACTTCAATGCGTGGTTTCTCCGGTTTTACGTTTGTCAGGTTCATAAATCAAAGGTATAAAAAAAGCTGGCCGATTGACCAGCCCTGCAAGGTTTATTTTATTCTATCCGTCCAATCGGGCGGCATACGTTCAAATAGCTTTGAACAAGCCGGATTGGTGCGCAAATGATATTCTGCAAGTTCGTTTGTCAGCGTTTTGTTTGTTGCAAGTTTGGTTTTGTCACCAAATGCCTGCAAAAGTACACCGCCCCGGAGCCTGTATTCACAATTATAGAGGTCTTCAAAGTGATGTTCGTCTTTTTTCCAGATATTATACAACTCAAAAAAGGCATCTGAAACGCAATTAGAACAGGTTTTAGGCATTGGAGAATGAAATACAGCACTATAAAGCCTTACAATAGCCTCAGTTTCATCCGGTTCTAACTGTTTATTTATTGCACGTCTGGCAATGTCATCTGTAAACAAAGGTGCAAAACGGGACAATACAGGCAGATCCGGAGCTTTCACATCCGAAACGGCCTGCATTGTTTTGTTTTTTTTGCGTCCCATCGATTAGGCGGTTACAAGTGCCTCAATCATTGCACGGGTTACGGCTTCGTCTGTTTTGAAAACAGTAATCGGAGTTGACGGCCCGGCAAGCTCTTTTAAAGTTCCTACCCATCCACCCAATGTATCAGCATCGTATTTTAACGATGTGAATGTTTCGCACTTCAGACCAAGTTTGAAACCGACAATTTCAAATGTCGAAGTCCCGGCGGTGTTTTTGTACTTGTTTTCCCAGATCACCACAAACCGACCGTTTGCGATACCTTCAACGTTTTCTTTAGTTTCAGGATCATTGTCAAAAATGATAAATGGGAATGTAGTCGCCCACGTATTTTTGAAACGTTTCTTTTCCATTTCAGTTCCGGCACCTGAGAACGAATCCCCTAACTGATGAACCAGATAGGCGGTTTTCCCAGCCTTTAGAACAATGTCGGTAAGTGTGAATTGATTAGTCCCATAAACGCAGGAATCAAAATCAATATCATCGCGGTTCATTATGTAGGCCACATTCTCCAATTCCCCGATCAGGGCATTGTCACAATTGGCCTGTATATCTCTGCTTATTACGCTGTCGCAATTTGCCATATTTTGTTTCTCCTATATTTAAGGTTAAGACAAAGCCGGGATATTTCGCCCGGCATTGCATCAGATTGCGTACTGGAATAAAGTGTCGTCCAAAATCAAAACCCCGAATTTGTCGCGGGCTAACATTTTGGTATCCTGGTCATCGGCGCTGAACCAAACCTGTAGTGTTGTTACAAGTTCGCTGTTCGGTGCGGCAAAGTTCAGGTTTTCTTTTGTGGTGAAAACTGCACGGTGTGGATTGTTCCATTTTGTGCCATTATCCTCAAACTCCTGAATGTAAGCATCCCATAAAGGAATTGGGTAAATGTCAACGCCTTTACGTTTGAAAAACTGCATTCCGTTCATTCCTGTTTCCCACTGAATTTGAGTGTAAACAGTCCCGGTTCCTGTCAGTTGCTTTTCATAAGCATCAGCCACCGACTGAGTGCAAAGGATAAATTTATTTGCTGCGTTCCTGAGTTTCAAAGGTGCGCTGTAAATCATTGCATCCAGAACGTCAATCCCATTTGTAAAGGCGGAATTTTGCAAAGCATATGTAGCCTGTGCGTTTGCGGCAATATCAGTATTCCTCAAAGGAGTTGCAGCGATCAGAGCGGCCAGCTTCTTGAAAAATCCATCAGTTGCGGTAAACAGGTTCGCATTCTTACCGGCTGTGATTATACCACCCCCGGCAATGTTAGCGGCAGCTGTATCCCCGAACCAAGCCAAACGCCAGAACATGCGTTTCAGTGCATCGGTCATAAGCGGTGAAAGAATATCAGCAATAACAGTTCCGGTCAGGTCTGCAATCTCAGTTCCAGGATTTAATCCGTAACGGGCTGCGGCTGCATCCAAATCTTTGTAACAGATTTTTTCGGGAACTTCCCATTCGCCAAGTGCCCATGTTTTTTCTACCGATGCAGCCTGTGAGCTGTTGAATGTCGGAGCGCATGAAGTGCCACCGGCCAGACCAACTTCAGCAAATGCGCCAATTCCGTCCAACTTGTCGCCTGTGTGTGTATTCGGGTTGAAAGTATGAAACTGATTAAAGTCCCCACCCTCTAAAGTTTCCAGTTTAATAAGTTCCCGGAAGTCTTTTATGCCATCGTTGTTTACAACGAAATTGGCCCAGTTAATTCCTGTTGATGCCATTTGTTTTCGATTTTACGGTTATTTCTTAACTTTCTTTGCTTCGATTTCAGCCTTGCGCTGATTTATTTTTTCCTGAACTTTTGAAACAGGCGGTTCATTGAATGACTGTTGACGGCCTTCGGGGAAAAATTTAGACTTCAGCCCTGAAAGTTCGGTCTTTAATGCAACTGCCTCAGCAATTGTGGTTTTTGCTTCTGCAAGTTGTGTTTCCAATTCGGCTGCGGCCTGTGTGTTTGCGCCTTTGAGCGTTTCAATTTCGGCTTTCAGGTCTGCAATTTCTTTATCCTTTGCATCTTCAGCGGGTGCCGGTTCGTCAATCTCAGTAATTGCACCACCAGAAACCGTGATAACTTTACCGTCTTCCATCGTAAATGTCCCGTCCGGGCTTGCAATGTCACCAACGGCGGCATCCCCGGTTTCCCGTTCAACTGTGAGGGTTTGGCCGGTTGCATCGGTTAGGGTAAGATTGACCGCCTCATGTGCAAGTCCAACGGCTTTTAACAGCCTGTTAAGAATAGTGTCTTTCTTAGCCATTTCAGCTTTTAAGATTTCAACTTCTTTGTTTTCCATTTGAGTTCTAAATTTATTTGTAAATTCTTTTTTACTATTTGAAATTGCTGGCAGGATTTCACCGACAAAACCGAACTTTAACGCCTGTTCAGCATTTAAAGTTGTTTCGGCGTCCATCATAGCTTTTAGTTCATCCCGATCAGCCACGGTATTTGCAACATAGAAATCCAGTAATCTATCCTCTTCCATTTTCAAATCTGCTGCCATCTTTGCGAGGTCATCAGCCCCGTATGAATCAGCCAGGGTAAATTCTGGAATATATGGATTATGGATTAATACCTGTCCGTATGGGTAAATCTTTCTACGCTCTTTAGGTGCTGACATAAGAATAACGGTTGCTATCGAAGCGCAAAGCCCCTCAACTGTCATTGATATTTTTTTTCCAGAGTGAGTTAATAGATCGTGGCAGGTGTAGCCTTCTGTAACAGAACCGCCCCGGCAATGTAGGCGTCCGTCTATTTCTTCATCTGTTGAAGTTTGAAGAAAATCGGTCAATCTGGATGCTGAAAAGACGTCGACACTATCACCAAAGAAACCGAGTGCATCGTTTTCATTCGCAATATCAGTATATATTTTCAGCAATGCCATAACCCGATAGATTTATCAGGTCAAAAGTAAGACAGGAAAGGAGTTGATTATTTGTAAAGGATTTTACAAGTTTTGAACGTATGTTCACTTATATAGTTGACAAATGTTATTTAATATCGTACATTAGCACCGTATTTAAATCTAACAAATAATACATAATGCCTATGAAAAGATTATTTGCCTTGCTGATGTTCTGGTTTATGATAGCCATTGTAGCATCCGTTCAGGCGGTGCCAAGTCAAAATGACTGTAGTTGCAGTTATAACATTGACAATATTAATGCACCCCCTGGTGAAGTTGTTTTTATTATTGAAAATTGCACGAATGAAGCCAGATTGTTCTACGAACAAATAAATCCAATGTATGCGGCTTCGCGAGATGCAGTAATTAATCAGGAATTACCTATATCTAAACAGTTAAATTACTATACCTGCGATAACGGAACTAAGTCGAAGCAATTTAATTGCAGAAAACCTAGAGACGGACTTTAGATAGATTAAATAAAAAAATATCGCAGACTAAATATTAAAGGCCGTCATGATTTGACGGCCTTCTTTATGCCTTATAATTTCTTATACTTTCAAGAGACGATTCAATATCATTTATCACCGCTTCAGCCCAATCCCTAGACCGCTTTAAAGATCGTTGTTTAGATTTATACCGAACCAAAGACCGAACACCAAACACAATCAGAACCAGCCCGATTAATCCAGTCATACAGTTTGTTCCATACGTTCCACGATCTTATATATAGTTGATGTACATTGTTTCATATCAATAGATACGTTTTCAATCGCTTGCATTCGCTTGCACGATTGACGATGTTCTAAGTAACATCGGTAAACTTTAATTTTATGGTGTATGTCAACCGGGATTATTCCGGCTTTTACCATGCCGGAAACCATTGGTTGATGTTCACAAATATACTCAAATATTGTCATTTTACCGCGTTTTCAGTGATTGAAGTTAAGCGATCATCAGCCCTGTGAAATTCCTGTAAGTCAAGAACCGGAGCTGGCATAGCCGACAATCCTTTAACAAATGCACGTGCCAGGAAATCTTCGCCCATTATTTCCTGCGACCTGTTGACCGATTCGATCGGTATACCACCCCCGGCAACATTCAGCCCTGATAGTAACGGCGCAAACATTCCGGTACTTTGCGCTGTCAATACCGATTCGTTGTTTGACAGGTAGGCCGGTATTGAATCCGATGTCCCAGTGCCAGCTCCGACAATAAGTCCCCCTGTTGCTTTCTTTTGCGGAGTATCACCACTTAACAACTTCTTAGCCTGTGCGATATTGGTTAGTATTCGTGCAAGTCCGGTAGCAAATTGAACGATACCAGCCGCCCCGAATGTAACAGCGTTGGCTGGGTTTGCCTCTGAATTGGCGGTCAATGCAGATATGGCCTGCGCTGTGTCAAGTCCAATTTGAAACAATGCTAATGCCTTTAAGAATCCGGATTGCTTAGAACTTTCACCTGCAAACGCATCCACCAGCGCAATTAATCCGTCCGTTATTGATTGAGCCGCCTGAAATTCAGCATCCCTAATATCTGTCCGTTCTTGCGCCCCTTGTCGCTCAATATCTGTTAATTGCGCCTGAAGTTCAAGCCTACGTGCTATAAACTGTTCGTTTGTTTCACCTTCAAGCGACTGAATGTTATCAATTTCACGTTGTTTCGCCTCAATTCTTAGTGCAATTGTTTCTTCACCGGATTGTCTTGCCGCTTCAATATCGTTTTGATAGCGTTGCAGGGTTTCGTTTAGTACCTTTTGACGTGCTTCAGCTTCAAATTGTTCCCTTAATTCCGCTTCCTGCTGCCTGTATTTCTTATTTAAAAGTGAAATATCACCGTTAACCTTAGCCAGTTCCGATGTTTCAGCCTCTCTTTGTAGCTGTAATGATTCAATTCGTGCGTCTAATTCAGCCTGTGAACCTTCTTTAACAGTGTCTAAACGTAGCTGTATTTCCTTTTCTTTACGTGCGATCGTTTCACCGGAAATTAAATCACTGATTCGCTTCTGGTTTTCAGTTTCAAGTCGTAAAACTTCAGCATTATACTGATCTGTAATTGTTGCTACAAGTGCGGCTGTTTCCTTACGGTTCTTGCCTGTAAACTCCGACTCCCGTTGCAGGTCTTCCCGTTTGCGCTGAAACGAAACAAGTAAGGCCGTCCGTTCTTTTGCATATCCATCCTGAAAAGTTGCTAATACTGAATCCTGTATTTGCCGTTCCAAACCGATACGGCTATCCGCTGCTGACTTGGCCGCGTTTCGTTGTGCGTTTAGTTTCTCCCTGGCTTGCGCGGCATCTATTAACGCCTGTTGTTCCTGTTCCTGTTTGTTGACCTTTTGGATATCGTTATAAAATTGCAGGGATAACTTTGCTTGTTCTGCATAATTATTTTTGAAGAGTTCAATTTGCTGTTTTAGTGCCGCTTCAATTGCTTTTCTTTGTTCCTGAAATGATATTTTGACGGTTTGTTTTTGTGCTGTGTAGTTGCTTTCTATTGTTGCCAACTGCTTGCTTAAACCATCCGACATTGCGGCAATTTGTAGATCGCGCTGTTCTTTTTCCTGTGCTACAATTGCTTTCTGAATTTGTCCTAATTTTCGTCCTGATGATTTACGTAGTTCAGATTCCTTTTCGTCAAACTCAATACGCTGGTCTAACTTTTCAACATAAGCATCCTTTGATTCCTGAGACAGTTTCTTATTAGCCTCTTTTGTCAAAGTCATATCGTCATTCATTAATTTACCTTTCAGATTATATTCAGCTTCAAGCCTGGCGACCTGACCTTTAAAAATCTTATCTGATTCAGTAGCTTGAAGTCTGGCCGTTTCCAGTTCAGTTTCAATCGCTTTTGTAATTGCTTCATATCTGGCTTTACCATCTACCATCCGGTTATTAGCAACTGCCATTAAATTGTTAATTACTTTCTGTTCTTCTTTTTGCCGGATCCTCAAATTGAATAATTCTTTTTCCGCTGCGGCTGCATCGGCCAAAGTTTTAACATATTCATTCGCTGCGGCTCCTGCCTCGCCAAAAAGAGAGGTTACAAACTGCATTGCTTTTGCGAAACCACCTATAAGAATCTTAACTAAGTCCCCTATAATACCAAAAACAACCCCCAAAATCTGTTGAAGTGGTGCGAGTGCTCGCGTAAATTCGCCAACTATTGAAGCGTTACGGCTAATCGCTTCTTTCAATGCCAAAAATATCCCGGCCGCAATTGCAATAATCGCAAATATCGGATTTGCTGCGAGTAGTTTCATAGCACCGTTTAAAACCGATGTTCCCCCGCTTGCTTCGAGTGCGGCAACTTTGAAAGTTTTATATGAAGTTGCAGCATTTGAAATCATGCCTCCAAACGGCCCCATTTGATTACCGGCCTCGATTATCGAATCTGTATAGTTACCAACATTTCGCCTTGTGTCGCCCAACGCCTTTTCTTCTGATTTAAGTTCGTCCGTTAGTTTTCGGATTGCTGTTCCCTGTGCGATACCTTCCGCTGTATTGGTTTTCTGATCGGCTGATAATTTGGCATAGGCTGCATTCATATTATTCAGCGTTGCCCGCTTTTCATTCAACGCCCCGACCTCGTTTGTTATGATTTTAATATTGTTAGTGAGTTCGGTATTCATTGCCCGGTTTTGCTGTGTATAGGCAATATTCTCCTGCTTGAGTTTCGATATTGATTCAAAGTTCTTATCGTATTCCTTTGACAGTTCTTTAAGTTTTAGATTGTTCAACGCAATGGCCGTCTGATTCTCCTGAATAGATTTAAGCAGTTCAGAATTGCGCTTCTTAATATCGGCATCCCCCTCTAATTTGAGCCGGAGTAATATGTCTTTTGTTTCGGTTGCCATAGGTTAAATATTGTTAGTGTCATCGTTATAAGCGCAGCATCCGGCGGTTGTGAGTGCAGCCCACGCTGCATTTGTGAAAGGGGTGTAAACTCCGGCGTCAAAGCCAGGGATATATACGCCTGTGCGGAACATTGTCTCAGCCAAATTAGCAGCAAGCCAAACTTGTGTGCCAATTTTAACCGTAGGATATTGTTTCAAATCATTGCCTATGTAATTAGCGCAGGCAGTTCCATCAGGGAGTAAAAGTTCTGCGGGAGTGGCTTGGCGGACAAGGCGGATTGAAACACCATCATTTGATACATTCGACATATTAAGTTGCTCTGAATTATAAAACATCTCAAATATGACCGGCATGCCTTCTTCTAAGGTTGTTGTAATGTAAAATACTATTTGCTTAATACCAGCAAATCCCAATTCTATTGCCCTTACACCACTACCTCTTGCATTAAATCCTACCTCGTTAATAGCTCCTGTGTTTGGAGTATCCCAATATATTATCCCCGTTTCTTTTAATATTCCCCCACCAATTAATTCAGTGACATACTCTCTTAGCGTTTGCCACATTGCAGCACTTGGCACAACAAACTCCCCCGCACTGGTGATATTTCTTTCATCAACTGCCGCAAAGTAGTTGTAAAGAAGTCCGTTATTAAACGTATCAACAACCCCCACCGCCCCCGAATCCCTCAACTGCAACATTTCGACATTGCACACCCTTCCAGCCTCCCAGTTCAGAATTTTTTTAGCGAAAAAGAAATTACTAAACTTTTCAATCCAAACCGGAGTGATATGGGTAAACTTGTTTATGTCAATCTGATTTAGCAGGAATTGAAACGTGAACAGCCGGTTCGATTTTACGGCCTGAATAAACCCGGTGTAATACTTTGCCATAATCGAAGCCATGTCAAGCCCTTGCCCAGTGTCGGTTATTTCGGCTGGTATTGTTTTAAAGTAGCTGATATAGGCCGTTTCAGTTATCAGTATAGGATCGTAACCCTCTCCGAATAACTGCACCACTTCAGCCTCAAAAGTTGTTCCGGTTTGATATGCCCGTACAATCCGCTGCTTACATTTACCCTCGAATTTATATGTTTCACCATCTACAACCCATTGCGGTATTGAGCATACTTCCAAATCTGGTAAGGTTGTCCCAATTAAGGACACGTCATCAGTAGCGGCAAAGATGGATTTGAATAAATCCTTTTCAGCATTATCGGTTTCGTATGTCGTGAAATAGGAATCCTCAAAAATATTATCAGTTTCATCCTCGGCGTACCTTAGATAATTTCGCTGTTTAAATCCTAAGTTCCATTCGATTTTAGGCCGGTCAAACGAAACCAACTTATCAGACCAATTTTCATATGTGGTGCCGGTTAATGAATCCAGGTTGAACATTACCGGACTGTTTTCAATGTTGTTAGATTTATTCTCAACTAACAGCCCGTACAACTGCATGATAGCCTTTACAAAGTCTTTGCAGGAAATGTCCGGCATATTGTAAGCAATGTCGTAGGGCATCAGAAATTCTAACTGTTCTTTTTTATTAAGCACCGGAGAGTATTCAATCCGAACAATTGGGTATCCGCTATCAATTACCACGTTTAGTAAATAGCCGGATCCCCCGCTTTGAAAGATCGTACAATCAATATAAATTAAATCGCCTTTTGTAAATTCAACTTCTGTATCTGAAACGGCATTTACAATAATGTTTCCGGTTGTATTCAGCCATGTTTGCGATAAAATCAAATCTGGGTAATACGAAATGTCTCCGTATTTCTGCATCCTTAACCAAATCCCAGCACTATTTGAAACGGAATTACCAGCGCTTAACTTTATGTCAATATCAAAACGGATTCTGTATTTTCCTGTTTTCGGAATTATGAATAGTCTTTGAGTACCCTTTAAAAAAGTTATGCCCGGTGTGAAGTTAAACGGTTCGGTAATATCCAGTAAATCAAAATTATACTGTTCGCTGATCTGACTTGTTGCATTTGTTTCAACTGTCAGATTAAATTCAGATCCGGTTCTTAACGCAGGATTAACAACCTGCGACATTATCGGAAGCCACAAATCTGGTTCTGGAGCAAATCCGGGAGCCGAAATAGCGACACCCAAATTTACCAGCTTTAACCAAATTGCATCCCATAATGCAACTACGTTTATAGATGGGTGCATTCGTTCTGTATGTACACCTGATTCAAAAGTGCCACCCCAGTCAAACATAAGCCAACGAACATCAGCCGTTTCATTATCCAGTACCCAGTAATTCCAATTAAAAACGTACGGATCAATAAACTCCGAAACAATATCTTTGAGCTTAATATTAGCCAACACGTCAAGCCATGCCAGATTACCGAATGTTACCTGTATGTCGATTGACTTTTCAGTGCTTAACAATCGGACATCTGCATTTTGGAATATTGGCACACCGTCAATAAAATAGGATGCGGTTGTCCGGTATCCGGGCCATAATGCAGCGGGGGTGGTATTGGGTAGGTTCGCAAAGTAAGCAATCAGGATATTATTCCCGGTCAAAGGCAGTTTGACCGTTAGCGAATAGTTACCGGACACCCCGGATAAATCAGCTATTTCAGAACAGGCAAAGTTCAGCGGTATTGAAACTCCCTCAATGTCTGCCAGTCGATTATTTATGTATAGTTCCCGCCTCATATTGTTACGATTGTAAACTCTATGTCCTGATAGTCGTTATCGTGTGCGGTGTTGAAATCAGTATCAGCCACAATAACCTGCATCCAACGACCTGAGCCCATGTACATATCTACTCTTTCAGACTTGGTAATCCATACAATAATGTCATAATCCGCAATTGCCACGTGTTCAGCACCTAAAGTAATGTTTGTTTGAAACTCTTTGTCAACTACTTTTGCTATGCCTTTGTTCCAGTTATTTGAATATTCAATCGATTCCGGCAATTGAACGGTGTTGGTTTTAACGGGTCGCTTTGTGTCGCGCTTCCTGAAATACCATAAGTGAACTCCTCCAACTCTGTTTAGCCAGCGAAGCAAAACGCCATTATTGCAATCCGGCGTAATGTATTCAGCAATAATCAACTTTGCATCAACCGATTTTATCGATATTGAAATCCATGTAGTACCGTCCGGGATGGCTGTTGCCAATGCTGTTGGGTCGATTTTTAAAACCTTCCTAACCGTTTGTGCCGGAATACTTAATGCGATGGTATCAAGTATGCCGCCTGAATTGTAGCATTTTACATTAACCGTAAAAGCGTCATCAATATCGGTAGTGAACCGTATATCAAACGGCTGCCCGTCCCACATTGTCAGCCGATCAAATTCAATTAAAAAGTCCGGCGAAGTTGTACCGCCTGCAACCATTACAAAGTCATCAATTACAAACGCATCCCGAACATCCTTACCGCCGTAAATCAGTGTATGTGTTTCGCTGTACAGTTCGGTTTCGTCTGTGTTAATCAGGATCACCACCTCTACATTTAAATAGGTTTCAGAATCCCGGTACAATGTTACTCCCGTCCGGTCGTTTGGAATTAAGTCGAATAGCGATTTTAAATACCCTGAAATATCAGCTTTGATATAATCGGCATTGGCAACATAGAAACCCTCAGTCTGTAAAACTGAATCCAGGTAAACCTGAATCTTTGCGTATTGAAGTTCGCCGGTCGCCCCGGTAATCTCAAACGTGACAGGGTTTTTAACCCATAGCCATGTCCCCGGATTTGCTGTTATTGATACTGCCATTATACGGTTACTTTTACATTGTCAAACATTCGCATTAATTCAGTTACCTTATCATCGCCAAGCCGTTTTATCAGCCGTGGTAATGTTATGTTAATTTCCTTTGAGTAAATATCAGACCTTCCACCCATTCTATGCAGCAATGTTCCTTCACGGGCAATTTTCCGGGCAACAAGGTAGGCAAATGATTTAGGTTTAGGTACATTTATTCCCTTGTCATGCATCCATTTTAGTATAATTGACTGAAAGTTACCGGGAACACGTCCGGCCTTTCGTCCGGTTTCAAGCGTTGCAAAGAATTTACGGCCTGTTAATTGTCCGAAAGTATCCCCGGTCTCAACTGTTAGGCTTGCGATTGTCCGCCCTGATGCTTTTTGGCCTGCCGAAATATGGTTTTTTGTGATTCGTTTTTTCAAATCACTCAATTCCTGAATCAATATTTCACGCTGTTCGGCTCTCATATCTTCAAATCGCAAACGTTTAGCCCGTTACGCTCCTTTAGTTTCATAAAATAAGTTACTCCGCACAGGTTAACATCTAGTTCATCGTGCGTTTCTTCATATGTGACTTCAGTTGCAGGAAAGAAATGTACAGAATTGCCAGCCTTAACCAGAAATTCAGCCGCTAACAAGTGCATACGCTCCCAGCATTCACGCTTTGTAGAATACGGGACATCCATATCTACCTTATCGGCAAACCATAGCGCAATCCCTGCGTTACGTGTTACATGCGTTTTAATCTCAATACCACCAAGTCCGTTCGGTAGAACCATAACCACCGGTAATGTGTGGTCTTCAATCCGGTAGTTCGCATGGTAAATGTCTTCAGCCGGGAACAATACCGGATTTCCGGTTAATGTCAATACCACGGCTGCAAGTTTCTCTTCGTATGTCATACTGTTTGCATTTGAAAGTCCAGAGCCACATCCGCTCTGGTATGGCCTAATGTTGAAGTCATGCCGATGTGCTGACAGACCGAAGGAGTTGAACAGATAAGTTTACCGCCCCTTTGAATCATCGAATGCGACATAGTGAAGTCCCACATGTCATTAATTAAAGCGGGTCTTATTACATCGGTATAGGTTTTCCACGTAAAGCAAAGGTTACCGCCGCCAATTGTTTTTTTGTAAGCAAATCCCGGCCTGATTTCAATCGGCCTATGGTTCGGTGCGTTAAATCCGGTTACAATTGAATTATCAACTAATAGCGATTTGAGCCGGTCGATAAAATCCGGCTTCACAATAAAGTCCGAATCAAGGGTAATAATATATTTAAATCGGTCGCATACGTCTAACGCCCTACGCATATTCTTAGCCACGCCCACATTTGGCTGGTTTAAATAAATCCCCCTGTCTTTTATTGAGAAAATAAACTGGTTACAAATCCGGCTTACTTCAGGGTCACGGCTTCCGTCATCTGCTAATATCAGGTATGTATTTTCATTGATACAAGCCCTGACAGATTGCAATGTTCTGTGTAATTCTTTAGGCCGCTTGTAAACAGGGATTACCATTACCGTATCTGCTTTGGTTTCAATTTCAACGATGGGGTGTTCCTGCATTGGCGAACGGTCAATAATCCAGCCGTTTCGATAAGTTGCACGAAGGTAAGGTAATTGTTCGCGCGAATGCAAATAAATAGTTTTGTTTTTTACTTTAAACTCTGAAACGCCCTCAATAAAGTTGCTTAAAATTGAATCTATGCAGTGAATTTCTTTTGCATTCTGAATAACATAGTACCAGTCAAATATCGTGTAACCTTCAATTGGCCGGACAGATACCTTATTTTCGTTTCGGATATTTAGAAACTTTCCTGTGTGCGTATCTTCCTGAGCCAACGTGTAATTTTTTCGATCACCAACCACTAATTTAAAAAGGTTTAATGCTTTTGCAATATCCCTGTCCCATCTTAGATGTTGCCTTGCCTCACTGGGTACGCCTGATAGAAAGTATTTAGCCGTAACGAATGAATCGAAGTTCTGTTTATTCAATTGCCACCACTTTTCAGGCAACCCGCCAAACCCGAACGAAAGATCAATAACCCTACCAACTTGCATTTGGTGTTCAACTGGTTTAACATACGGCGTATAGTCAAACATTGAATGATACTCTTTCGGGCATTTCCAGTAAACCAAGTTACCCAAATCTGAATAAAACTTCGCAATCGGTAAGCAAATTAAAATATCACCGTATCGCCCAGGCTGAATAATCTGAATAGTTGGCAGGTAGAAGTTATGAGCCTTGCGCCTGTTGAATAGTTGCCGGTCTTCTGAATCATCGTTGTTTCGTTTGTACAGTTCGTCCATTGAACAAGCCCCTGAATATGGATGATGATGTTCGATGATTGTATCGCTGAATATCTTTTCTTTACCCAACAACCGGCTGACTTCGGTAAACTCAGTATCGCACCACATTGTTTGATAGGCCGGATTGTAAACATATCCGAATCTGTGATACCATTCACGGCCAATAATCGATAAAGTGTTTATCCCGTCTTTCTGGTGCCCGTCATAGAAATGTAAAACGCCGGATAAGTCCGGGTAATTGTCATCCATTGCATCTCGAATTATTCCATCCCAATTTTGAACAATTGGAATCATGTCATCAGAAGCCAATACAAGAATGTCCCAATTATAATTAGTCCTGTCAATATCAGCATTGCACGCCTGAATCTTAGTTTTCGATTGTCCGTAATAATATTCACAGCCTAATTTATCGAGCCGCTTTCTTACGTCCGGTTTGTTCATTTCCGGGTCATCGGCATCCATCGAAATCAGGAAATGAATCCGGTTAAGGTCGTGCGCTTTGCCTCTGTACTTTGCTAACGTGCTAAAGAACTTTTCACGTCTTGAACGGATCGGAAACTTGACTAGTATATTCATTGTGAATCTGCTAAGAAGTTCAACAATTCACTTTCTAACTGATTCTGAAATGCCTTTCCGCTTTGACATTTGGCGGTTCTGTCACCTTCTTTGGCATTCAAACAAACCTGTCCTTTAATTAACTCGTGAATGAAACATGGTTGATGTTCGCAGGTTGATTTCACGTTGAATGATTTAGTAAACCTATAGCCACTCGTCCGGCTTCCGGTTGTCATTGCCCCGAATACTCCCAACGCTGGACGTTCAATGCCCTCTCTGAAATGTAGTGCTCCTGTGTCAGTTGTTACAACCATACCAGCATCGTACAGGTTAACCAGGTAGTCATGCAAATCTGAAGCAGGTAGAATCTTTATGTTGCCAGTTTTCTCAATGAAGCGTTTATCCTGATCGGTTAAATCAACTTCGTGAACGTAAATATCATAGTCCGGCAATGCTTTGCGAATCGGAATATAAAAGTCCTGCAATGAACTTGAACGCATTTGGCAGGAAGCGCGGTGGCAGATTAAGACGTTTGCCGTTACCGGCGTAAATAAAGATGGCTGGTTATTTATCCGGTCTGTCCTGAGTTGTGGCCGTTCAAATCCTTTAGGCGTTTTATCTAGTCCAATCCGTTTAAAATGTGCCTCAAACCAGTTACCGCCGCCCGCCTCAATAGCTGCGTTCTCGATTACAAGACGGTGCATTTTATTGTACTTCCTATTCCTGAATCCGTGCTTATCGCAATAGTCAACCGCAATCGGTGCGAAGTAATCACGAACCTCAACAGGGTTTTTAAACCATTGAAATATCACGTGCTTGTTTCGTGGTGCATGTACCTGAATCGGATATTCTGATAGGTAGCTAGTCAATGCCGATAGTGCGATAATGTCACCAATACCAGAACCGATATGAGTAAACAGCCGACCTGCATTCGATGTGTTAATGTCGAAGTCTGTAAAGTATTCGCCAATCGGCTTGACTGTGATTATCTTCTGTTCAATCAGCTCCATTAACTTTGTGTCGCCCTTGTGATACGGGATTAATGCAACTGAACGGTGCGGCCACGTTATGCCATAGCCATCGTTTGAAACCTGTTTGTTGAAATAACCTGCGGGTAGTTTACTCATTCGTTTGGGGTGTTTAATTTATTAACGAAGTCAATTATTAGTTTTGCCCTAATTGCCTCACTTATGGTATAAATAACAAAGTTTAAGTGATTTATAATATATTCAGGTGGAATCCTATCTCTAAACGGATAAGCCTCACCGAATGAAATCATTTCGTTCCATGTCTCGGTTAATTTTTGAATGTAGTCAAATTTAAAGATCACATTATGATCAACAAAGATGTTATCCCTGTATCTTTCAACATACAACCTTCTTATATCATTCTTAATTTTTATATTATTAGTAATAAACGGTTTATCAATTATTTCAAATTGATCCGTTGCAATAGACCTAATTCTTTTAAATGGTAAATGTTTCATAATTTTGGGGTGTTTAGTGTTTCTTTTCGCTCATTAACTTTCTTAACCGCTTCGCAAAGTTAGCGTTATCAATGTCAATTTTCAACATCATAAATACCTTTTGCTGCGAAAGGTTTAAAATATCTTCGTGCGTGTATTGCGGGCACCGTTTCGCAATCGTATCGATTACCCCAAATACTCCGTGATTCATCTTTTTAATCCCGGCTTTTAGTTCGGCTTCCTCCGGTTCGTATGCCAGGTATTTTTCATCCCGTGCATTCAACTCATTCATACCATTTGCCACCATAATTGAAAACCGCAATACTTCGGCTGCATTCAGATTGCTAATGTCGGAAATATTATGCAGAACTTTAAGCGGCAAATCAATAAAATTAACGCTGTTAAGTTCGGTTAAATCTATCCGGTTTCCGTATGTGATTTCGTTAAGGTTCTGAATCCATTGTTTCGGCAATTCAAGCTGCTTGCATTCGTTTAGAAACGGTTCAGTATCGTAAAACATGGATAGTTCAACGAACTCTGAAACGGTCATTGATAAGCTGAATGGTAGCATTAGAAATTAAATTTAGCTGGTTTCCTAATTGGTTCATTCGATAAGTCAAGAAGCGCATACACAAGAGCATCCAATCTATTCGGGCTGTTTCCTGTTCCATCCCATTCCGTCATCTCATCTTCAAGTTTCTCAAACAGTCCGACATGGTGAACTAATCCACGTTCGTACAATGCAGCCACCGGATCAGCTCTTAACGCTTTGCCGATTTTAGCATGTACTTTTGTAACAGGTATAGATGGGATTATATTAGTCAGGATTGAAACAACCATGTCGCCTCCCTGGTTAGTTTCAGCAATAATACGGTTAATCCGGTTCGCTTTGTATTCATCACAAACGACATTCCCCCACCCGGACGGGGTGAACTTACCTGATAAGTCTTTTAGCACATAGTAATGTCCATTTGCTTTGCCAGCTCCAATTATCCCGGTTTCGTCTGAACCGTCATTGCTGGTTGTTGCTGGGTCAAGTCCGATCACTACCCTTTCAAATATCGGAATTTCTGAAACAGTTACCCGGTTCTCTGATATATCAACATCAGTAAACAAGGCGTTTTCATTTGCATCCTGAAACCTGCCATATAAAAACCGCTCCTTTGATTTCTTAGACATCCCCATCAGCGTTTCTTCAATGTAGTTTTCTGGTAGGTTTGCCCGGTTATCATCTGGATTCATATACAGGTAATCGTACGAAGCCGGAAACATCAAATCGGAATTATCAATCGGGTTCTTTTTCTCGATGAATAATTTATACGACCAATGCCGCTTCGATGGTGGGTTTTCATCGAATAATGCCAACGGTTTCAGCCCGTTCTTTTGGGCCAATCTGGTTAATGCGGTTTCAATTGACTTATAACTTATTTGGCTGCACTCGTTAAAGTAAATTGTTGAGTATTCATTTCCTAAAATCTTATCGGTTCGCTCTTTATCATCCAGGCCACCCAGCCATATTGTTGAACCGTTCGGCAACTCAATAAACCAATCCTGTTTATTTTCAGTCCATTTAAGTTCAGGAAATGCTTTTTCGTGAATAGCTGGCAATGAATCGTGCCAGATGGATTGTTTAGCATGAGCAAAAGCAAACCGGCAAACAAGGTGCCTTGAGTTCGGCTCTTTAATTGCCCGGATAATAATTGCTTTAAGATTGATTGCCGTTTTGCCGCTCCGGCTTCCACCAACTAACAAAACCTTAGATACTTCCTGGTTTATCATTTTCCGGATTGCTTCGGCTTGCGCTGGGGTGTTCTTAAAGGTTTGATTCATCAGAGGTAATTTGAAGTATCAGGCTACCTTTAACTTCCATCTTTGTAGCTGCATCGTAACCCAACATCTTAGAAATTGAATCCAGCGCTTTCTGTTTGTCGTAAAGTTTGATCTTAATAAATTCAACCTCAACGGGTGTGCGTTCTTCGCCTTGAAATACGGTTCTTGTTTGTGTGCTTATTTCGGATATGCAAGACTTTTGATCTTCTGCAAGTAGTTCAAAATCTTTGCGTTCAATCCAAGTATTATGTAAATGTGCGATTGATGAAAAAGCTAATTTGATATGCTCATTAATTACCCTTAACCTGCTTACTCCTGCAATCTTTTCTATATCTGCCTGAAGGTCTTTAATATAAGCCTGAATATAAGGTTTTGTTAAGTTTTCCGATGCGATAACATTTGCTGTTGCTTCGCTATATCCGGCAACCCTTGCAGCCCTGGAACCGTTCCAGTCTAATATGTATTCATTGCAAAATATTCGCTGCTTTTCAGTTAGTTCCACGTGTTCCATAGCCCCCAAAAGTACAACATTTAAATCGATTTGTCAATAGGCAATTTTTTCAACTGTTCAAGTACATAAGAATAAGCCACAGCCATTGTCTTATGATATTTTTTAGCGTCCTCATCTTTTGAATCTATTGAGTAAGTAATATGCCATTTTAAAAGTTGATTAAAATGCCTGATTAGTTTTCTACGGTTCATACTATTTCTTACATTTAAACCCATTCACCCAGGTTCTGATCATATTAATTTCCATTTATCGCACACTGGTAATTTTTGAGTTATAAAACTTAGATATGGAACTTTATTGTATCTAAGTGATTCTGGGTTTGAGCAAATACTCCTTTTCGATTTACCGACTTTATACGGTTTTAGAAATATGCAATCTTTACATTTTGCTGGCCTAGTAATTGATACTACTGTCATTTTTACCTCCTTGTTTTAAATTGTTTAATCCATGTATTAATCTTATTAATCCGGGACTTATTCGTATAAACAGTTACGACCTTGTAATCGTTTATTACCAGAACGACATTATCAATCCTGATTCTACACTTCCCGCCGCACCTATCGACCACACTAGATAAAGTCTGAACGGTTGCAAATATCTCTGATAAGTCTGCATCGGTTATGCGCTGTTTAAATCTCCGGCGGGCGTTGGCGGTTAGGTTGATCATGGTTCGTCATATTTAGATTCCAATTCGCAATATTTCAGGTCAACATTCAACTGTTTGTGGTATCGTTTTTCAAAGACCGTTTTCAAGCGTTTCTTATACACTTTTATGTCTTTGTAGTCTATTACCTTATCCGTATCGAAATAACGCAACACGGGGCAGTTATTGCCGTTTATAAGGCTAATTTTGAAGATTCGTATCATGCAGGTTCAAATTTAGCGTATGAGTTCTTTCTGTCAAGGTGCGGGTCGATGATTCTGTCTTTGATATACTGCCGTATCTCGTCTGAGGTAAACAAGTGGTCAATCATTTTATCAACCGATTGCTTGTACATTGGATAAACACTATAACTATTTGACACTTCATTGATTGAGTGCAATATGGTTGAATGGTCGAATCCACCCATATTTTCTCCAACGTCTTTCAGCGACATTCGTAGCCCAAACTTTATCAGAGTTGATGCGATTTGCCTTGCGTTCACAATTTCACTCCTACGTGACTTATCCAACATTTCAGAAATCGTAATACCGCATCTTTCAGAAACGTGTTCCAAAATATCAGATACGTTGCAATTCAGTATTTTCTCAGTTTGCCTAATCTCTCTTAACTTTGCAATGCAAACGCCCAAATTTGAGTGAATCTTAATTAGTTGTTCTTCGGTTGTCATAATGGTGTTTTATAAATTATATTTTTCTGCCATGAATTTGGCGAATAGTTCAGATGTTGAAAAACTCTCAGGGTATTTTAACCATACTTTATGTTCATCGGTATATCCGTAGCCGTTATTATCCAGCCACTTAGCAAACTCCATCGCTATTTGCTGGGCGTATTCGTCCATTGCCTCAAAAATAGCAAGTTTGCCAGTTTCAGTAGAAAGCGAACTCAGGAACTTTGTCGGGTGAATGTGGCTTTCGAGTATTTCGGATTTTGTTTTCATTGCTAAATTGGTGTTATTGTTATTTGGTCAGGGTCAATCGCATCGCCATATCCGTTCATTGCGGCAATGATTGATAGTTTGCCGTCCTTAAATTCGATCTTAGCCTTTACGTGTCCGCAAAAATCAATCTCGAATGTTTGTGGTTTGTTCATTTCAGCCTCGGCAAAGCGGACACCTGATTTAAAGTCATTCTCACTTGCTACTCTCCTGACTATTAACTCAGACCCTTTAAAGCCTTTATTTACTTTAATAGCGTATTTATTTGCAGCCTGTTCAATCTTTTCTTTCGGTATCATTGTTCGCTCCTTTCTGCCATGAACATATAAAACACTTCCTGATCTGATTTAGCGCAAGTTTTCTCAAATGCAGCGTGACGATAATAGTGCAGCAACTCAATCGCAATGGTTTGTAGTTCGGTTTCGGCAAATGAAACACCGGCTGTGAATGCTTTTATACAGTAATCAGGTAAATACATAGAATTAGGCCAAGTTTCTTTTGAGTATTTTTCTGCCGCTTTATTAATCTTTTCTTTTAGTATCATATTCGCTCCTTTCATTTTTTTTAATTTAATATACTCATCGATATACTGTTCATATTCTTGCTCAATTTGCTGATCAATTTGCAGATTAATATCTTTTTCCATTTGCCGGTTTATTCCATCTAATCTGTCATAATACTCATTTACAGAATCTTCAAAATGTTCCTGACTCCCGATATATTCTTTACTCATTGTTCGCTCCTTTCGTTAAAACCCTGGTTCTTCAACTCCAATCTTCCACGCTTCTAATGTGGTAAAATAAGACACCTTGCCGTCTTTCTCACATTTACGCCCGCGCAGGTTGAACTGAATCTTAATTACTGAGTTCTCTGAAACGTCATCAAGCAGGCTACATTTATCATTCACCAACTGAAATTTAAGCATTTCAGTGTATTGGCTGTCCGGTTTGTCTTTGTACTCTGTTACAAATTCCAACTTCCTGAACTTGTCCGATAGCTGCTGAACAGGTTGTTTCTCGATTAATTTTGCTGTGATTTCCATTGTTTCGATTTAGTATTGATTGAATCTTTGAAAATTGCCTTAATTTACTTTACGGTGGTATGGTTTAACGCATCATTATACGAAAGGCAACACCAAGCCCACACGCCATAGTTCTCTGCATTATTAGGATATGTTTCTTTACGTTCTCCTGTTGCTGTTTTTGTATCAAAATCGAAACAATCCACTACTTTACGTTTGAATACTTCAAAGTATGTCTTTTCGGAAAAGTCACGCTGGTAAATATACCATTCGTCATTTGATAATACCTGTTTAAATTTGCCGTTTTTGTTCTCAAATTCAAGCGGCAATAGTTTAATTTCGCTCATGTTGTTTAGTTTAGTGTTAAATTGTTGTTGCATCAATTGCCTGACCTGATTCGATTAAGCCGAAAAGGTCAAAATGTTGTGAAAGTAAATAGGCTGTAATATCAGCAGCACATCTCCAATCAATAGTATATTTTTTATTTTCTTTTACTGCCGTTGAAAAATATTCTCCAACACTTCCGTAAATTTCAAACTGCAAATAATCTTTTTGGTCTTCTGTCATTGCGGATAGTGGGTATAGGATTGGTTTAACATCACGCAATGAATTTGCAAAATACTTTTTAAGTCCATTCTGGAAAGTTCCGATTTCATAAACATTGCTAGAATGTTTATTCCAGTTTATCCGCTTCAAATATCCTATTTTCATGCCTGTAATTTCAGCAGGTGGGTTGAAATTTTTAACTTGAAAAAAATCGTCTGAACTATGTGTAGTGCCATAATCCATTTTATATTTACCAATTTCTTTTCCGTTAATAATTCCAACATATTGAACCTTACACCCTAAATATAGGTGAGCAACATCTTTAAATTTTGTTTCCATAATATTATTTTTAACAAAGTTAATATTAATTCGTTTATTGTCAATTATTTAAGTGAACCTGTGTTCATTATTAAAAGGGTGATACGTTCATATCCCACCAGTTTAGGAAGTCATCTAAGCAGGTTACGATCAGATAAACACCGCCTGAATTTTCAACTATCTGCTGGTACTTCTTTTGCGCTTCTGATTGTCTGTCTTTACCTATCTTAATTTCAGCCTCAACCGACTTACCGTAAATAGTACAGCTTATGTCAGCCGCCCCTACTTTGGTTGTCCCTGGCACCCATTGGCCTGTGTTAACCTTTCGCCTGAATCCGACTGTATCTGTAAATTCAAACGATTTATCTATGTATCTGCCTGCACTGCTCACTCTAATTGCCCGTTGTCCATGCGCCTCAACCCATGCAATAACAGCCTGCGTTAATCCGTTTGCCGTATTGAGTTTATAAGTCCGTTTTGGCATGGTTAGATGCTCCGGGTAACTGGTATGTTTCGCCCGGCTTAACTCTGATAGTTTCGTGTAGAGGCGTTGTTCTGATGTCATCCCTTCAGCATAAAAAAGTTAAACAATACTTTGCCGGTCATCTCCCGATATTCACGGCGTTCATTCTTGACTATGTAAATCGTATCTACACACTTCTGACCGTCCATAATCAGGTGCGTTCCGGTTATCAGGTACTGCTTACCGGCCCGCTCCTGGAAACGCGAATCTGGATAGTGTAGGCCGGTTGGGGTGGTGTGGATCATGTGTTGTTAAAAAGGAGGTTCAACATTATTTAACTTATAATCAAAATTTTCATTCGGCTTAATTCCACTTGTTAATGAAAGTACTTCTTTTTGTTCATCGTTAAGTTTTTTATAATACCAATTATCTTTTTGCCATGCTGAAATTGGTAATGATTTATTCATATACCTACCATTGTAATAATTATAGGTAAAATCACATTCACCGCCTTCACCTAAATGTCTAAACTTTACCTTTAATATTTGAATATTGGTAAGCATTTTTTCCCGGTCCCTATAAACCGAAATACCATAATCGCATTTATTATAAAAGTTTGCGGACCCATTTATGTCATATAAAGTAGGTGCAATTACCTTTAAAGTATCTTTCTGCATTGGCATTTTACGCGGGTGAGCAACAAGAAAAACCAATACTCCATAAATCTTTGCAAACATAATCAACTTATCTAAAAACCTGCTTATGTATTCGGTTTCGGTTTCTGACTTGTCGCGCTTATGTTCAATTTTATTATATGGGTCAATTACCAGTATCTTAACCCCGTTACGCTTAACTGTAATCATTGCGAGTTCGATAATACGTTCAAAAGTCTGATCGTCATCAGGTGCAATAAACTGATAATTTTCATTAATGTAATCAAACGTATCTTTCAGCTCATTTTCTGATAATTCATCTTTTGTAAACTTTTTACCTGATATTTTTGGTATCAGTTTCATAAGGTGGTATTTCATTGGAAAATTCTCAGGACTGAAATATGCCACTTTCCATCCATGGAGTATGTTTAGTTTTGAAACAACAAAATCAACAAATTCAGATTTTCCATGGCCAGGGACCCCTGTAACAACTGCCAGCCTGCCTAGCTCCCATGAAATAATATCATCAAGCTCAGGTATATTTAATGTTTTACCTGACTTCATTCCATTATTAAATAGGTCCAACAAATCAGAATAATGTTCTGTAATTTCTACAAGCCCCTCAATCTTTGCCGGCCTTGCATTTTTAATCGCAGTTGATAATGATAAACCGCCTGAATTTACAAGTAACTCATTGGCGTCCTTAAATCCATTATATTCGACAATAAAGCACTTTTCAGGTCCAATCCTGCGACATAATTCTTCTCTTAATAAAATACCCTTCTCGTCTGTATCAACTGCAATGTATATTTTTTCAATGCGCTCAAAAATATCGACAACCGGGTCCAAGTAGTCAAGGTTTGAACCTTTAGCCCCATTTGGAACGCTTACACACTGATTAAATCCTGCATGTACAAAAGAGGCTGTATCAATTTCGCCTTCAGTTATAATGCAATAATCTGTAATATCATTTATTGATTGTAGGTTAAAAAAAGTAAGTTCTGCATCCTTAACCAATTTAAAAGACTTTTCAGGACCTCTAAATTTAACATTTACTATCCTATTTTTACGATAATAAGGAAAACAAATCACCTCAACCTCTTTGCCTATTTGCGGCATAAATTCTTTAGATGAATATATCCTTAGCTTATTAATCGTTTCCTTGCTTATCATTCGGCCTTCAAAGTAATTAACTGCACGATCTGTTAATTGTGTGTTATTTACAATCTCAGGAACATAATACGCATTTTCCTGTTTAGGTTTATCAAGCACAAACGAAGCCTCACAATTAAAACAATATCCAGCCTCTTTTGAATTATTCCAACTGAATGACTTTTTACCTTTATGTTTACGCTCCTGATTACATTCAGGGCATGGCATCTGGTTCTCATTTTTGCGGGTTGCCTGTATGTCGTAAACCTGCATTGTTTTGAGTGATATTATTTTCATAGCAGTTCAGGTTTTTTAATGTAGTTGTGGACCATGGTATCATAATTATTCTTATCAATCTTTTTTCCTGTTGATGTGGTCCAGTTCATATCGTCAAATTTGTACGCTATCTCAAATGCAAGTTCAGAACAATTCTCATTCCTTGAATGATACTTTACAGCGTTTTCAAATTCAATCCACTTGACCGGCAAAAACTTAAAAAGTTTTGCCGGTTCATTTTTTTCCTTTTCTTTTTCTTTCTTTATGTTGTTGCTAGTTGGTTTGTTGATTGGTTTGTCAGTTCGTTTGCTAACTGGCTTGCTAGTTTGCTTGTTAGTAACACCGTATTTATTTTGGTAATCATCGTATTTACAGATAGTTATAAGGCTATATCTGTTTGTTGATTGGTGTGTTATTTCGCCTGTTAATTTGAGGTTCATCAGGCTTGTTCTACAGCTTGTGAGGCTTAACCCTGTTTGATTACTAAGCGATTTATAAGAGGTAATGATTTGGCCCCGATTTACCTTAATACCGCGCCAAACCTTATTCTCATAATTTGCAGTTATAAGCAGGTGAATAAATACAGTCCTTTCGTTAACTGACTTATACCAGGTCCAGTCAAGAATTCGCTTGTCTATTATTATGTATCCGTTCATGGCTTTTAAAATCCAAACATTGAGTTATATTTTTCAGGTCTTGCAGGGATAATGGTGTTTATTAAATAACCACCATGTCTGCCATGCAACCATTTTTCATTTTCAAATATTTCATTTTTTGTACCTAAAAAGGTGATTAATTTTGATTCTAAAATAAGCGCCTCTTTTTCATTAAGGTTATCAAATAAAATATTAGATACTGTCTGAATATCAGTACCCATATTAATTACCCTATTTAGGTATCTTGAATGGCTTAAATATCTTTTTGTTGTAAAACATCTGTCTCCACATCCCTTGCCAATATAAAATGGAGTGCATTTAAAAACTAATCCAGTTTTTCCATTGCCAAAAATTAAATCTTCTTTAAATGGGTTTGTATGATAATACACATAATATTTTTTTTCTAAGTCATACTTACCATTAAATAAATAATTCCAATCCTCATCGTAAATTGACTGAAACAAATGAAGGTTACTATTATCTGAATCATGATTATTAACCTTTATCCTTCTTGGTATTAAAGCATTTGGATTGTAGCCCCTATTTTGCAAAACAAGTATTGCAGCATTTTTTATTAAAATAACATCTCTTGTTTCAAGGTGGCATAATTGGCCGTAAGTGTTATCATTATTCATATTATCTGAAATAAAAATTACCTCCAAAACAAAACCCGTTCTGCAAGGCGACCAAACCGGAGCAGAAACGGGTAATGTTAAAGAGGTATTAGTAAATTTTTTCATGGTTTGGTCGCCTTTGTAAAGTGCAAATATACACAATCTAAATCAAAAAAGCAATAGGTTTGGTTAGAATAATTGCCCCTGATTAAAGGTATCTGTTAATGCTTTTAGGTTCTTTTTTGATAGGTCGTAATATGATTCTTTTAGCTCAAAACCTATCCCGAACCTCCCCATTTTTACAGCCTGCCAAACTTCAGAACCGATGCCCATAAACGGTGTAAGTACTGAATCACCTTTATTTGTGTACAAATGAATCAGGCGTTCAATCGTATCAAGTTGCAGCGGGCAAATATGCTTCTCATCGTTATCATCCCTGCCATCTCTCCATCCCTGCAAAGTGTTTGAATAGTTAATATCCATCCAAACCGGAGATGCGTATTTTTGCCACAAATCAACTGGCATTTCTGTATTGGTTACAGGATTTTCGCGGTTCCCATCTTTGCGAAAAATAAGCACATAATCAGGCAATCCAACGCGTGACATAGTGCTATCTTTTTTAATCTGTTTATGAAGTAATCCGAGCGCTTTTGTACGTTGCATTTCAATAACTGGATCTTTCCATATTGTAATTCGTGAATGATAAATAAACCCTTCGCCTTCAAATGCAGTTCTGATCATTCCGGTAAAATCACGCAGGCCAATAAAACCTTCTTTACCTTTTTGAATAGGTATATCCATACAATGAACGGCAACATTGCGGCCTGATTTAATAACCCTGAACAGTTCTTTTATCAGGTACCCGAACTGAATTAAAAACTCGTTATAATCTTTTGAATTACCCATATCCTCCAAGTGGCTTGAGTATGTGTATAATTCAGCAAATGGCGGGCTGAATACAGAAAAACCAATAGATTCATCAGGCACTGATTTAATTAGTTGAACGCAATCCCCGCGTTTTATTGTATAAAATTCATTGTTTACTGTTTCGATGTCCATGTCATTTGTTTTTAAAAGTTGTCCGCTAAGATTAGCATTTACTGCCAGACTCATTTCGTTTTGCATGATTTCAAATTGTCTTTGTTTATTGTCAATCGATTGCCTTACATTGCTCATTGTATCGGTCGTAATCAGGTAAATATTAACCTGTTCTTTTTGCCCGAAACGATATGAACGCCTGATAGCCTGGTAAAGCCCCTCAAAACTAAAATCCAATGAAGCAAAAATCTGGTTATGGCAGTTCTGATAATTCATTCCAAAACTGGCTATTTTGGTTTTTGTTATCAGGATTCTAAATTCATTATTTGCAAAACCTAAAAGCATCCGTTCTTTGTAATCGTTTGAATCAGAACCAGAAACCTCAATAGCATCAGGGAGTAACTTTTTTAATAATTGCCCTTCTTCATTTTGCTTAACCCAAATGATAAAATTCTCATCCGGTTTACTTTTTACAATTTCAGCAACTTCATGCAGGCGTTTATTTTTAGTAAGTCGCAATTCAGCATTAAAGTTAGTAGCTGAAATTATAGCATCGTTAAACAGTTGGCCGTTGTTTCGTTTCGGGGTGACTATTTGCCGTTCAATCAGATTAAGTTGCGGCAAGTCAAACCCGCACATTTGGAAACCTATATCAGTAGGCTTGTTAAGCATTATTGACCATGTGCCAATAAACTGATAAAACAACTTAAGTGCATGGCCTTTTATTCTCCATTTGGCAGTTTCTCCACCATCATGGATAAAGTACATAGCCAGCATTTCATTGCGCGTCATAACGTCTAAAAACTCAGAATGGTTGCCAAGTTCCATAGGGTCATTTGGTGAAGGAGTAGCGGTGCAAGCTAATTTATAAGGCGTTAATTTGAATGAATCTAAAATCAGTTTTTTTGTGGCACCTTCAAAATTCTTAAGAATCGAACTTTCATCTAAAACAATACCTCCAAATATAGAGCAATCAATATTATCAAGTTGCTCATAATTAGAAATAAATATCCGCTTAATCCCGGCATGTTCTTCTGAAGTTACTATAAGGTTATTATTTATGAATCGCGAAACTTTAATACCAAACTTTAAACCATCAGCAATCGTTTGACCAGATACAGCCAATGGTGCTAAAATTAATACAGGCTTACCAGTTTGCTTGACTACTTTATCAGCCCAATCAAGCTGCATTAATGTTTTACCAAGTCCGCAATCAGCGAAAATAGCATACTTGCCAGCCATTAAAGCACGTTTTACAATAAATTTCTGAAAATCAAAAAGGTACTTATTTAAACAAGATTCTTCAATATCGAATCCAGATTCAATGTGGTTTTTTTGCTTCGTTTCTAAGAAGTCTTTATAGTCCATATTTACGGGGTGTTTAGTGTTCAACAAATTTAGTTAATACTTTAATAGGTAATTAATTTTCAAACGAACAAGAGTTCATAAGTTGGTATTTAAGAATACAACACCCACCGAACCAATCCACATCAACGCGAATTGTATCGACATTATCCGGGTAGTAATTATATGTGCCAGGCGAAACAAGCCGCCAGTTCTTCTCGATCCGTTCTGCAATGAACTGAACAGCGGCGGTTGAATCCATGCAGACCGATGCGGTCGTGCAGTGTCGGTCGGTGAACTCGTATGCTATGTACCCTGATTCGGTTTTATACTCCAGATAATCCGGTGCTGAGTATATTAATTCAAGGTGCCGGTTCTGAGCCTTAACGCATTGCCGCGACCAACCCAAGTTGATGAATTGAGCTTGGCTGGATAGTGTCAGCATTAGTATGACTGTTATTAGTGTTGGTTTCATTGCGTCTATTTATTTAGATTAGCGGTTATTTTGCTTTGAAGCGTTAATAGGCATTTCAACCTATTGCGTATATATACTCGTTATGCCCAATGTTAAGAACCAACTTCGGCACGTTGCTTTTCGAGTAATTCTAAGCCTGCTTTTATATCAGGATTAAAATCTAAGTGGTCTAAATTTGGGTCAGCACAATTATCCAAAAGAGTTGAGCAGTTGAAAAGAATACGCTGAAAATGATTACCAGCAATTGTGTAGCATAATACTTTCAAAAATTCTTCTGCATCGTCTTTTGGTAATTTTGATAGTTGTTCGTAATCTTCCCAATCTATATCAGAAAAATCACTACCTGAACGAAACTCTTTTGAGAGCCATTCAACTTCATTTAATAAGGTGTTTAACCTTGAAATTTCTTCGTCATTTGTTTTTGCTACTTTCATAATATGTTGTTATTAAATTGATTAAAAATAAAACACTGGGCATAACCGCACCTATAAGCAAGTTTGCGGACAGATTTTCAGTAACTTGAAACGTGATGCAACGCAAACCTGCTCATAGCTGCACCACCGTTATAAAACATTGCCCTTATAAACGGTTTCCCACCACCATTGGTCAAAGTCTTTTTCATCAAGCTCTCGTGCATTCATTCTAATTTCGTCTGAATCGGGCAACGATTTTATAACAGCAGCTATGCGTAATTGCTTCTGTTCGGTTTCATTCCAAACTTTCAGTAAGGCTTGTTGCACACTTACGCTCTCTGGATAAGCAGTTTCCTCTTGTATCTCTTTAATTCTGTCTGTATTCATTTGTCTTTTAATTTAAGTTTCGTGTTAATTTACCGCAACTACGCATAGCTGCGGAACGTTATGTGCAAGGATACTATGACTGCACATAATCAAGTTCCGTTCTGACAGCTTGCCAAAAGACAACCTTTTCACTTCTATATAATCCGTTTATCAATTCAGCGTTTAATGTGGTGTATTGATGCAATATTTCATCTGCTAATACTTTCGCACATTCAACGGCTTTTGCGTGTAAAATACGCTTGAATGATAAACTACCATTGTCGTATAATTTATCAAGCATTATGTTTACTAATTCGTTTGCTTTGTCTTTTGGCAACATTTCGTTTTCAAATTAAATTTCGTGCTGATAAACCGCCCAGCACATAACAAGCGGTATAGCTTATAAGCCCGAAGCTATTACGGGAACTTGAAACTGTGGCGCAATGCTTACAAGCCATACCGCCAGCCGTTAATTGCAAGCCTTTACAATATCCTTAAAGTTCACATCATGCACAGTACCGTTTATATTTACCCGATGCGTATTTGAATCTATCTGATAAATGTAGTAGCCTTCCTCCCATTCACCGTCAACATTAAGTTTGATAGGGTCAAAGTACTGCATCGACTTAGCGTGTTTCCGTCTGATTCGTGTGATACAGACTGAGTAGATTACCAGTGATAGGGTCGAAACGGCCATCAGTGTTAGGATTACGTAGGTTAGTGCGCTCATATAATTTCATGGTTATCGTGAATGTTGCCGATTACTTCAATGTCAAATGTTGTCATAAAATAAAGACTACAATCCTGTTCCCTATCAACAACAATTTTATTTAACCATGTATCAAATAAATTCCTTGCAACAAAACAGTCTTTTTTCCAAAGTACAATTTTGGTGCTTTTCGTATCAATACGCTGTAAAACATCACCCTCAAAAATCTTAACTCCGTTCTTGTCTGTTAGTCCGGTGAATTGGCCTACGGTTGATGGGATAACAGGATGTGCCTCAAGCGGTTTTGGCATATTCCAATCACTAAAACCAGATTTCAATATTAAATAGTCAATATCTTCTGGTTTCTCGCAATCACCCATAGCGCAAAGTGTTCTATTTAAGTGTTTAAAGAAACCACCTTCAATCCATTGGCTATTATCAATCCGTTTTCCCCTGAATAATATTTCTCTTTTCATGGTGTTTAGTTTAGAATGTGAACTCCTGTATTTTCTTTTCAATTTCCGCTTCGATTGCCTTTATTTTGGTTCTGGCTTTTGCGATGTCATCCTGGTAAAATTCAGCTTTGAAAGTATAAATTACCAGCGGCCTTTCTTCCCGATACGGGCAATATGAAATCCAGTGCACCTCTTTAACCTCATCTGACACCGCAAAGTAGTTAATGATCTGAGGCATGTGCGAAGTTTCGACACCTTCAAAGAAACGCTGCAACTGTATTGCACCATCATCTGTACACTTGCATTCGAGTACTATCGAATTATCCGGGCTAATTCCGTCCGGGCTTGCGTGGTGAATGTCGGAGTAATCCGATTTGATCAGGCCAACTTCTCTGAACTCTATGCCGGTTTTCTGGCTGTACAGTTCGCGGGCAATCGGTTCGTTATCAATCCCGAACTGCATATCTTCGCTCACATAGTCATCCTGCGTGGCGTAACCGTTCAGGCGTTCATTGATCAGGTTGTAAATTAAACGATTCTTCTTGCCGGATATGACCTGTCCGAATCCGGTGCCACCGATACTGCCTACCCTGGCTGCGTGCCATTCCGGGCTGCGCTGCTGCATTGTTAAGATTTTCATTGTAGTTGAGTTTTTAATGAATCTTTCGTGTTGATTGTAGCCGCTTTCTGATCTGCAGTGAATCCGGTATAAACCTTTTGCAGTTCGGTTAAGGTCTTGCAGGTTTTGAGTGCTTCGTGCTGTGCGGTGTAGTCGATCTGAACTGCCGGGGCCGGTTTAACGTTTCTGATTCGCAGCGCCTCTACCGATTCTCCAAAGGCTGAAACGGTATCTATTCCCAACTGAATGCGTAACCCTGGCCAGTCCTCAATGAACGGTGATTTGTAGATTTTCTCAATCGTTTTACAGTTTGTTCGGTTTAGTATCATCGGTTTGTCTGATTCCTGAAAGTAGCAGACAAAACAGTCCTCTTTTTTACCGGCTGTTCCGGTTACTTTTTCTTTGCGGGTTTCTTTGATCGTTAAGATTACATCTTTACCGTCCGGCAGGGAGTAACTGCCCATGTAGTCGTAGTTAAACTGGACTTTCCAGTGATGTTTCGTTTCCATTTGTTTCGGGGTGTTAAAGTGGTTGTTATTGTTTCAAAGTTATCACAATCGATTCGTTTCTGAGCGGGCAATCGTATGGTGCTGGCAGTTCGTGTGCAATTTCCTCATCTTCGTGATTTACCCACGTCCGGCGCTCCAGTGATTCATCAAGGTTACAATACCACGATGCATGATATTTGCCTCCAGCGTATGTTGCCATCTGGCAGTTCGAGCAGTTACTCACCATCTTTTCCATTTCCGCGCGTTTTAAGGCTGTTCAGGCCGGTTAATAGTTTGGCTAAGGTAGACACGTACAGCGTCCGTTCTTCACGCTCAAACAGGCTGATAGTCTGCTCAGGTACGCCTGTTTGTTTCGATAAGGCATAAATCGATACGCCTTGTTTTTCTCTTAGGTGCTTGAATTGTGATCCTGTGTAGATGATTGGTGTTACCATTTTGTTTTTAAGTTTAATCGGTTAATACTGTTGAATGAATGTACTCCCAGTTATCAAGGACGGCTCCCCATTGTTCCGGTGTAAGGTCAAAGTCATTCATAATCCTTTCTGCAACACTTTCGTAATCATTTCCGAATACGATCAGATTTGCATAAATCGGATAAAGGAAAAACCAAATTTTTGATGGGTGAAGGTTAATTTTTTTCATGGCTTGTTTTAGTTATGTAACTTTACAAATTAAAAGTTAATTAGGTAATTCTTTTAGTGAACGTGTGTTCAAAATGCCCGTTTAGCCGATAGCGCAGTATGTTTTGGTTATTTTACTTCTGATACTGTTTCGGGAGCAACATTAAAATCAGTGTTATCTGATGTTTTTTTTACTGTATAAACAGTATCACCGTATTTGCTTGTGGTCAAACCTTCGCTAACGATTATACCTTCATAACCTTTACAAAAAAATGTATCAGATACATTTACCTTTGTTCCTTTTGTTAACTCTACTGTTTTCATGGCTTCAAGTTTTACGTTGTTTCTATGCAGTAAAGATACTATAATACTATTACCTATGCAAGTAATTAGGTAATTATTTTTAATTTATATTTGTTTGATTATTAATGTGTTACGAAATAAATTGAAATTATTTTTAGAAATTTACTGATTTGTCCCATTTTGGGAGTCAGATTTTGGCTGATTTCGCCAAATCGCATAAAAAAAGCCGGAGCGAACCGGCTTAATTTTGGGTGATCTTGCTGCATTTAGTCACTCACCAATGACTTAAATGGGTTGCAGTCCCGTTACCTTTCGGCCTAATAAATCCGATACGACACCCCAAACGCAGCCCACCTTTCAGACTGGTATAAATTATATCGCACAGTCAGCCCTAACCGCTTCCGGCTTTGCCATTGCAGACCAGCTGAATACGAATGTAACCCGGCGTCAATAGAACCGATTAACTGACCGCGCCTGACAAGTTGAACCAGTGTATCATGATCGGTTAATATCGTTTGTTCCCGGATTATCTTTTCTGTTACAGAATATGTGTAGTCTATTGCTTTCAGGTCGGATGCTGTTACTTTGGCGTCCAGTGTTAATTCAGGCGTCCTGATTGAATCGAAATACATTGTATAGACTTTGCCACCTTCAACATATAAAGTGTCTGTAATCGTCTTAAAATGCGTCTTATTCACTACCTGAGTTTCCCCGGCCTTATAAACCGTATCAATGCGAACCTTCGCCCGGATTAGTGCCATGTAGTCTGCATTGGTTTTTGTCAGCTCTGCCTGAGCACCACGCTTAACTGAACATTGATTGAATGTCAGGCCTGCGAATAACAGGATTATCAGAACCAGAACGATGTTAATTATTAGTTGTTTCATCTTTTTTACCTTTTATAGCTTCAGCAATCTTAACCGCTGTTCCGAATCCGATCATGCCGACCGCTGAATAAATCATTGGCTCTAAAACTGTGTGCTCCTTACCCATAACAGCACAAACGCAAACAACAATGATCATCAAGCCACCATAGACCCGCTTCGATGACCATTTGCCGCTCTCGCTGTGTATTTCTTTGATTACCCGGAACAATCGCTTCATATCGCTTCAGTTTACACCGGAACAGCCAGGCGGATAACACCCCAGTCAAACCGCCTGGTTTCCTGCTCCGATTTCGTGACTAAGTTTAACAACTTCTTTCATGTAATTGCGCTGAAACCGGCAAATGATTTCACCGAACCGTTCATACTTTGAATTGTGCAGTTTATCATTAACCAGTCTTGTAAGGTCTATTTTCAACTGCTTTAACTGTACGCAACGGATCTCATTTATCCGGCCTTCAAAATAGTTGCTGAATCCTAAGTCCTTAACCTGGTGTTTTCCGTCCTGCGTTCTGGCTCCCATCTTCAGTACTGCTTTTTCCAGGCAGTCATCGTTAAAATCCATCTGCATGACGTCCCTGACAAACGACCTAGTTCGGCTTCCGATTCCTTCGATCAATGCTTTTAGGTTCTCATCGTCAACCCATCCGGCAGCGTCCTGTTCGATCTTAACCAGCATGGCATCTACATTGTCTCGGTTCTTTTGATCTGCAACTATCTGCATCTGTTCTTTGAGTTGCCTGATCTCGTCAAATATTTTAGATTTGAACCGCTTTAGATTAACCGAACCGGCGGCAATGGTAATCGATACGATTGCGGTTGTAATCTCAGCCCAGGGTATCGGTTCAGGTACTGAAACTGGCTGCGGCAAACGTTCAATGTACTGCCTAACCTGCGTTGAATCAACGGCACTTCTGGTTACGAATTGAATTGTTTTAGGCTTTTCATCAACTTTCACAGCCGTAAATGCGGCATAAATCCCAACACCAATAAGCCCGGATAGTAGTAAGTAGTTTAGAATCCGGTTCATAATTTTCAGAATCATTGTTTATCCCTCATTGATTTGATAGCTTGTTCGCTGTTTGCATAGGCTATAATTTCCAGCACAAAGATAGCCAGTAAAACAATTCCGGCAATCCAGATCAAGGCTTCCATGCTGTTGCTATTTCCATTGAAATCATTTGATAAGTTTCGCCTGTACGGGTATTGCTGATCTTAATTGTTAGCAGGTATTTTTGTTTCTTCTTAAATGCTTTCGGATTGCTTATCCTGAGTACTCCGGTAGTGTCTGCCGGTTGCTTACCTTTGACCGGCACACCGAAACAAAAGGCCTGATATGTGTTGCCTTTAGTTATTTTGAAGTTAAGCGGATCCGTTAATCCGGCATCCTTAACTAAGAAAACCTGCACTATATCACCTTTAGTCTGTCCAAATAGTGTAGTACTAAGTAGTATTAGCAGTGTGATTAGTGTTGCTCTCATGGCTTAAACTCGTAAATGGTTTGTAATCCTGTATATTTGCAGTCGATATGAACCCATGTGATTCCGGTTTCAATGCGTGTCAGGCCAAGTTCAATCAGTTCTGTTTGGTTCTCTCTGATTACCTGCCGAACTGCATCGGCTGTCATTCCTTTCACATCAAAGTCAACCGCCATGCCTTCTTTGTGCATCGATCTTAGCGCACCTACCGGGCAGTTAGCAGGCCTGTACCCTCTGTATCGGAACGAACCGCCACGGTGCCAGTTGTTAATTGTAATCGGTTTGTTGCCGCAAAGTTCCCGGATACTCTCAATCAGGATTGGAATCTTAGCATCGATAAATTTTGCTGATTCATCTTTGTACTCCTGCCACGTTTCAGGCGGGACTAACTCTCTTATGTCTATGTGGGGTGTTATATTCATTATTTATGTTTTTAAGTTAGGTCAACAACTTTTGCCAACCAAGTCCTTTTTACAGATGCAATACCTTTTTTACAGGATTGCTTTGTTTTGTACATTTCACTCGTAGCGATAATTTCACCGTTTCTGGCTTTAATCACGAAATAGTATTCATCGCTTTTGCTTAATCTTATTTCGTATTTCATTGCGTTTGTTTATTAAACAAGTTCCAAAGGTGAACCTTTTTACTTACTGAATATAAGCACCTTTTTGCCATGTTGCAGCCTGTTGTTTTGCTACAATTACGGGTAATGTTGTTGCACTTCCCCATGTAGTTGTAATATCTAATCCGGTTTTATAATCTTCACCTAAATTTTCACCTGTGACAACGGGTGTTGGTATAAAATTGGTTAAATTGGGATTAGATTCTAAACTATCAGCATCAAATCCAAGAGCTTGCCATGCCGCAAAGTTTATATCTGCGCCACCGGCATTGTATGGAGTTGCATTATTGGCAGAATAATACCTGTTATTGTTAATAGTCGTTTCGCCAGTAGCCGATTTTATCAAATGGTTATATGCGGCACTGGCAGAAAGCAAATCAACAATAATATTATTTTTGAATATGTTTCCGGTTGCTACGTCTGTTTCATTGTCAATTATATTCGCTCCTTCCTTGTAGCAATTCAGAACAGTATTGTTGCTAATCATTAAATTGCATACGCCTTTATTAACAAGTCCATTTGAGCAATTCTCAATTAAGTTGTAAGCAACTTTTTTACCAGTCGAATCAAGTGATTTTGTTTTATACACCGTTCCAAGTCCTCCACCTGAGATATAATTGCTAATTATATCAACCTGAGAATTATTAAAAACGACAATTGAGTGAGATGTTGGTAGGGCTGTTGGAACAAAGTCCCTTATCATTTTTACTCTGTTACCTTCTATTGTGCCTGTAATGGTATTGTAACTGACATTTGATTCATTTCCAACTGCGATAGCAGGGTCGCCCAAATTTTTTGATTCTATGTAATTGTGCTTTATAGATACAGTCGTAGCTGTTACTCCTTTATTTACGGCTATTTTGGCAAATTTATCAGTATAAGCCAATAGTATATTGCGCTCAATAGTAACTGATTCCGCTACGCTTACAGTGACATCTATATCAAGACCCGTAGAAGTAATAATATTATCAGTGATAGATACGCTGTCAAGTACTCCGAGATTGTGAGTAATACTTGTTACTAATTTATTTGCAAAAAATACAAGTGAGCCACCATTTTGAGTGCTATTAATTGAAAACAATGAAAGTGTGCTTATATTTCCAATCATTTCTATTAATGAGAAACTACCTGAAGCAGTTGAAAAACCTACAATCTTAGAGTTATGGCATTTAAAAACATTTCCTGTACCACCGCCTGTAAGTATAGATACATTGAAATTACATGATTGTATTGTTTCGGAAAACTTACCTGTTTCGCAAAATGAGTTACCGTCAAGTATGCTATTTATCAATTTATAACTTATAGCTGTTCCTATAATTGGTTTAGTTGCATTGTTTACAAAGCATTTTTCTACACTTCCTGCCCTTGCCGTTGTTCCTAAGAAATTAAATCCAAATTTACGAACGGCATCATTTACATAAAGTCCTTTAAAATTACAAACTTTAGTATCAAGTATGCCAAATATCTGCGCTGCTGAAGCCTGTGAAGAAACCTCAACTCTGCCAATACCAACAAAAGTAGTAGATGAATTAATCAGACAATAACCGCTTGCACTTGCATTATGGTTTTCTGAATAAACGCCACTTTTAATATAAACAGTACGGTTATTTACTGCTGCTTTTCTGATAGTTAAATATGGGTTAACCTTACTCCCGTTTCCGGTTGTATCATTCCCTAATTTTGAAACCCATAATACATTTGTAGTTACTTCGACTGGTACAGAAAAGAAAGATTGACATTCAGTTAAATCTGCATTAGCTTTTACAGTAGAATACATTACTATATCCAAAACCCTTGCTTCATATGTTTCGACTAATCCAGCATCCACCTGTTGTTCTGCGTGTCTGCAAAATAATTTATGTTCGTAATCTACATCCTGAAATAATGATACAATGGGTATCTGATTTGGTGTTCCATCTGAGGCATATAAAAAGTTATTTAAATCAGCAGCAATTAAAACTGCATCTGCCACGGGTGCTGAAATTGTAGATTTTGATTTATAAGGAAATCCATTAGTTGCCGTAATGTCATAATTCGTAATAGTAAAATTGCGGTCATTGCCAGATTTATCGACAAAATACTTCGTTCCTTCAAAATCAAGTATAGTTCCATCAAGCCAGAAAAGTGCATCTGATTTGAAAGGTATTTGGTTCAACAACGCCCCATTGCGAAACTTATTCAGCCCAAATCCAAGTGATAGATTCATCTTAGTAGTAAATTAAAATTCCTGCTGCCGTTGTTAGTGTATCGTAAATCCGTTTTACACGAAACTTAGAAACCTCACCGGCTTCAAATGCGCGGATTTGTCCGGCAGCCCCATGAATAGGATCGAACTTCACGTTTCCTGCTACAGTTACTGAGAAATAGCCAGGGTTTGGTAAATCAGCCGTATTTGATGGCGTTACCGAATCCGTTCCATTGCATACGCCGTTTCCGGCTGGGTATTGCACTTGTGGTAAATCGTTAATTGTGTTTGCCATTGCTTAGTCTCCTATTGCGTTTATCGTTGTGCGCCTTACTCTGTGTTCTGAACAGGGATAAAACGTATCGAGATTATTTAATTTTATGAATTGTAAAACTTCATTCAAGTAAACGTTACCGGTTGCCATTGCGTC